AGAACCTGGAAAATATAACCGAGTATTTGCTCCTTTTATTGGTGCACCTGATTTATCTAATGGTGCTTGCATTGCGTTCATAGACTGTAACAAATATTGTTTACCAATAAATATAAGTCCACGAGGACTGAACATATATTTAATCATTCTTGCTTCATCTGCTGCTGTCCTTGATGCTACCGTAACTATACCACCTCTAATAAAAAGTCCTTCAGTAATTCTATCTGCGAGTTTAAGCATATCTGAATTTATACCACTACCAATTGAAGTTACAGCACCTGAAGGACCACCTGCTAATCCAGCTTTAATTGCATCCATAGCTCCAATATTTCCCTTTATTGCTGCACCTAAACCTGTAGTAGTAATACTACCAATATCATTAGGACCCCAATTAGAACCTATACCTCTCAATACAAAAGGTTGTCTAAATGCTAATTGAAGTCCTGGATCTGCATCACGCCTAAATTCACTTGGTGTTCTAAAATCATGTCGTTTTTCTATATTAAATTTACTAAGACGTTTTGTAGAAAATTCTTCAGTATCAGTACCACCTATATTTCTATTTGCTCTATCACCTGTAACTGTATATCCTCTAACCGTAAACTCCTGTGGTGTTATCGTAATAACTGCTTCTTTTAATGGTGGATTTGACATAACTGAAACATCAACACCTTCTTTTAATGGTGGATTTGACATAACTGAAACATCAACACCTTCTTTTCCAAATGCTTCCATCAATCCTATTTGTGGAAGATTAGCAAAAGTAAATTGTGTTGGGAGTGAATTATGATTAATAGTAAAGCCAGTCGCGTCTATATCTGGTATAACATTTGTTACACCTAATTCAGGACCAGCGGTATGCCTACCCTCAGGCGAACCTAAAGGTGTGCCTGCACCTATTGCTAAATTACTTGTCATTTCAACTAAAGACATTATCCATTCACTCCCATATCACCGACTTTTTTAGTTAAGGTATTCATAAGTTTTGCATCTTGTGCAATTAACTGATCCAATTTTTCCTCAACTACTGTTAAATCAAATTTATTACCTAATGGTACTGCTGCTTCGGGACCTGCATCACCTATTGTTGCAGTTGTTGGTTTAGTAACTATCCCACCTTCTGCCATAGATACTGCTGGTGATGCCGCTGCTGGTGCCTTTCCACCACCGCCAAAAAGTCCTTTTAGTTTATCACCAAGCCACTTCGCTGCTTCCCAAGCTAAAAATAACGGTGCAAAAGCTATCTTAAATGCAATTGAAGCCAATTTTCCAAATCCACCAAGTTTCTTTGCTAATAAAACAATTCCTGCTATCAAAGCAATTATACCTATAATAATCAATCCGATTGGATTTGCACTCAAAGCAATATTAAGTGCCCATTGTGCAGCTGTCATTAACCAAGTAGCTATAGTTATAGCTCCCATTATTATTAAAAAACCACCCATAGCCACATTTCTTGCTATAGTAAGTGCAATATCTTTAGCTTTCATTACAGTTGTTGCAATCAAAGTTCCAAGATATGTAACTGCTGTTGTATTTCCAATTGCTTCCAATACATTCCTAGTTCCTTTAGCCACATTTCCTGCTATAGTAAGTGCAAGATCTTTAGCCTTCATTGGAAGCGACGCTAGACGCATAGCAAATTTTTTCATATCATTTGCTATTGTTTTATAATCAATACCTAACTCCGCTTTTTTCGCAGCTATAGATTTCCACGTATTTTTAATACTTATAATACCTAATTTAATTACTAATGGTAATAATACTATTCCAAGTATAACACCCATAGTTTCTAAAATAGGTCTTAATTTTCTAAACATTCCAGTTAATTTACCAATTTGTGCTAAGAACCAACTAACTATTCCCCATCTTTCATTTAATTTTTCTTGTTCTCTAACCATTTTACTTAATTCTGCAGTTGACAATCCAAATGCTTTTGCTAAAGCTTGTCTTTGAAGAACGTTCATTTGATTAAATTCTGCTTCACTTCCAACTTGACTTAAAATTTCTTTTTGCATTCCAGCCAAATCACCTTCAAGTGCCAACTGTCTAGCTCTATCAGTATTAATATTTCTACCTAACATCATACTAGCTTCCATTGAGTCTTGAATTGATGTTTCAAAATCTAATAAACTATCAGCCATTTTAGAAACTACACCTAAATTAAGTCCAAGTGCTTTTGCCTGTATTGCAGCTTCCATTATATTTTCACCACCATCCTGTGCATAATCTGCCCATAAATCTGTGTTTGCTGCTACATCTGCCATAACTGCTGCTGGTGCTACACCTGCCGCTTGAGCAAGTTCTCCTACAATTTTCATTTGATTAAGTAATGTCTCTCTACTTTCACCTGAAACACCTTCCATCATTCCAAGAAGAACTGCTGCATCTGCACCTGCAATACCTAATGTAGCATGTAATTCACCCATAGTTACTAATGTTTCTTTTGAAACATTCCCCATACTACCAAATTCATCCATAATTGCCTTTGCAGTCGTTGCTATTTCTTCTCCGCTAATTCCCATAAATTTTAATGCCCAACCTGCTTCCATCAAAGTTCCTTGTAATTGAGCAGTTTGTTGTAATGAAAATCCCAATTCTTTTTGAAGTTCTCTCATCATAAGAACCATCTTAACCATAGCTGCAACTGTTGCAAGTGCTGCCAACTGAACTAATTTCATTGGATTAGCTGCAAGCATTTTCGTAAAATCTTTAGCTTTATCTCTCATATCTGTAAAAGCTTTAAGACCCTCTTTCTGACTTGTAATCATTTCATCTGCGAGTGCATCAGATTTTTGGTCATATTTAAATTTTTCTTTTTGTACATCAACATTATCTCTTAAAGTTTCTGACATATTTTCTAATCTTAAAGCTTCTTCATCTAATCCTTTTTTTCTTAATTCTGCAGCCTTTTTTGCTAAATCATCAGATTTTTTTAATGCTTTTTGTTGTTGTAACTTCATTCTTACAACATCAACTATACTCATTTCACCCTTAGCGATTTTCATATTAGTTGTCATTTGTTTATCTAAAAGTTTTCCAATATTACGAGTTTCTTTACTTTCAGATACAGCAAGTTTTAAACGCAACTCCTCATTTTTAGACATTTTAAACCCGTTATCTAAATTCGCTTTTTGTTCTTTACTAAGATCTTTCTCTGCTTTCAGACGAGCTCGTAAAGTATTTAGAATCTTTTCAGCATCTTTGCCCATTTTTTTCTGAACACCAGATTCTTTTATAAGTTCTTTTACTCGCTCTCTTATTGTTTTTATACTTTCATCTGCCATAATAATTTATTCCAGATTAATAATCAATCTTTAAAGCTTTATCTAATGTTTTTTCTAAATTATCTTCAGCTTGTTTTAGTTTTTTTAATTGTTTTTGTAATTTTGGATCTTTTTTTGCTGCAGCTTTTACCTCTGGAGGTAAATCTTCTGAGCTCTTTCCTGATCTGAACCAATCTCTTAACTTTTCATAGATAAGTTCATAAAGTTTGTCATTTGTTGCCATTTTTATACTCCTATAGATAATATCAATAACGAATGGAATGATTCAATAATAAATATAACAATGATGAAAATGTTACTTTCCGCGAGGAACTCCAGGTCTACTAATCCCTTTAGATTGTTTGGATTGTTTTTCGACTTCTTTTTTCTCTTCTTCGTAAGCTTTTTGAAGTCGTCTTATATAGAATGTACGAAGAAATATTGGTAAATTATAGGCTTCTGTAAAAGAAAATGCGCCTTTACTGTTAAATATTAATTGAAATATTTGCTCATGTATATTAGGTTTATCCTCGGGCTGCAGGCCAAAGAAACTGGACGGTCATAGGGACCGTCATCTCCTCTTCATACGCACATAGTGAGCATTCAAAAAGATAGTCCATATCTACATCCGGTATTATAGATTGTAAATGTCTACGAAATGTTAATGAATCTCTTGATAAAAATTGTTCTTCTACAAATTTATTAACCTTAGTTCTACTACGTTCTCCATCAATTGCTATAATAGTTTTCTTCATACGTGTAGTAATTTCATGATCTATTCCACTTCCTTTGGTAATTTTCTTCATAGCTTTCAATTCTTCATCTATTTCACGTTCATCTTTTTGTGTGAGGAATTTATAAGTAAGTTCAACTTTAGTAGCAGGTAATTTAAATGTAAATTCATTTTTACCTTTATCATGCTTTGAAGTATCAACTACCTTATCTTTAAAAGTAGTTAAATCAATAGAATCTTTACAATGTTCTGAACAAGCAGGACAATCTACTTCAAAGTTATATTCTTTTCCATATCCAAGAATACGAGCGGCAACCATTAACCCATTCTTATCACCAATTAACATAGTATTTAAGTTAACTTTTTCGTCTACTACAAGAGCCTCAAGTAATTTATCAATTACAACCCCTCTACGAATTAAGTTCTGAGAAGTAAGAATATCTTCTTCTTTTGCTGTCATATATTTAATTTCAATTTCACCACTTGACAATGGATCGTCTTTTGAATAATAATGTCCCTTAGAAGGCAAACTAACTACCTCTGTAGGAAATTTAGTTTCAGGCATGCTGAATCTCCTTTATTAATATTTGATGTAAAATCTGGAATAGACTTTATAACCATTCCATAACCTTTAAAATTTTGTTTTACTTAACTTGATTTCCCTACAGCGTCACGAACTCCATACAAACCAAATGCTGCGAGTAGTGTCCAAACAACTTCAGGTACTGCTTCTACAACACCTGCTGCCTGTAATACTCCAACTGCACCAGCAACTACTGATGTCCATACTGTCTTTGATTTATACCAAGCTTTATCTGCGATAACTGACATAATATATCTCCATTTCTTTAATTATATATATCGAAGTTAATAAAAAATAACCTATAAAAATTAGAATTGTAATATTGCGTAATCATACCTTAATGTTAGGGTTACTTCTACTGGATCATTTGTGGCCCAATCTAAATCATTAAAAGTTGCTGTTTGAATCCAAGCACCTTTCATTGTCCACTCTTCTACTATATCACCAACAGGTCCTAAAACATTCAAAGTAATATCTTTCTTATAGAAATCAGAATATCCATCTCTACCTGTTACAGATTCATGGGACAACCTAACCCATTCCATAACTGCTTGTGCTGCAGAAGGTACAACTGGATCATACAAAGTACATTCTAAAGTTTCCCAAGTTCCTTTACCTTTAACCCACCTTTTTACATTAATATGATTTAATTCAATCTCTTCAAATGCAATTGTTGGTCTGTTTGCTGTCTTAACAAGGTATGCAGGAATCCCTTCCATATACATGATGTAACGATTTTTAGTCTTCGGTTCAAATGGTGTAAACATTATCTCAGAAGGATCAAGTAATTCAGGCATTCTGTTTCTCCGATTATTTAATTATCACTTTACTTTCATATATAAATATAACAAACCTAAAAAATTCATCATCATCTTATCATTAAAAAACTATACATTCTTAACAGTTTTTTAGAAGTTTTATTTTATATAATAAAAAACCCCTCATAAGAGGGGCTTTTTACTTTCGTATGATACGATTATATGTTATACTCTATTATAAATCAAATTACTCTGGAAATGTTGCTCCAGTAGGTAGTATAACGAAATCTAATACGATGAACTCTGCTGTTCTTGTAGGTTGAATGAAGATTTGACCAACTAATTGGTTTCTATCCACAACATCAGGTGGATTATTACTGTCATCCATTACTACTTTAAAAGCGGAAAGTCCACTGTTAGCCTGTACTGATTCTAAGAAAGGATTCACAATATTCATGAATCTATTTCGTGTCGTTGCATCATTTTGCTCAAACACTAAATATCTACTTGAACTTGCAATAAACTTCTTCAGTTTAATCAACAATCTACGAACATTAACTCTGTCAAGTGCTGATGGTTTGCTTTGTAGAGTCTTCTGACCCCAAACAACCACACCTTGACCTGGAAATGATGCTATTGGATTAAGTCTACCTTCATACAATTCATCACGTTCCGCATGTGTCAATCTCGTTTTTGCTTCAAGTACTGTTGTCAGACCACCTCGGTTCAATCCAGCTGGCGCAAACCATTCATGTGCTACTCTATCAGTGTAAGCGATTACACCTGGAAGTACTACTGAAGGCGGCACCCATACCGGTAGGTTATTACCATCATCTAAGATTTTAACCCACGGATAATATGTAGCTGCGTAGTTTGTATCTAATGTACTAATATCAGAACATGCATTAGTTATACCTCTAGACCAAGAAGAACCATCCATAACAAAAAGAGCATCACCTCTATCTTCCATTTTTTCAATGGCATGATTTGTTAATTTTGGATGATATTGATGGATAATTCCAGGCATTACCAAAAGATTAATATCAAATTCATCAGGATTACTTATAGCGTTAATTGCTCTTTTATAAGCAATAGTTCCGCTAGCCGCATTGTTTGAACAATCGAATCCCATTGTATTTGTAGCTGATATATCATTAGCTGTATTCTTTGGTGTTGCTGGATTAGCTCCATCAAATCCCCATTGGAAAGGAACAACAAATTTACGTTGTTTAAGATGTGAATTAGATAAACTAATTTTTTCTGTTCCATCTGCATATGTCGAACCACCTAAATCAGCTGCTGATGCATGTCCGTACATGTCTTCAAGACTCATACTAACATTGTTACCTGCTGCTGCATTAAGAGGTATAGGTGATAAATACTGATGGTTATCATATTCTGAAGAACCGAACTTAAATCCATAGTAAATATTACCATCAAAACTTCCTTGTGCATTTTCCTGAACTTTCTGGAAAGATGCAGTAGGAACTTGTGATGCTGTACCTAATACTGGATTTACTACTGCTGCGTGTCCCATTGGAACAACCGTCATTGGCATTGATTCAACATCTGCAAAATCACCAACACGAATATGTTTACTCATATTGGGCCAATCGCCTTTATATGTCAATTTACCATTTGAATCTATTTCAACAAATCTACTTCCAATCCTACGAGCAAAATAATTTGCACTTGAAGGATCAAACGTTAGACTATCAAATTGTTCAACCACTTGATCATTATTAACTTTACCTGGCGCATGTCGTCTAATTTGTACTGAAAATGTTCCATAATCAGAACCAGCGACTGCACTAGCATCTTTAACGTTCAATACTGATACTTTAAACTGTGAACTCATACTTGAACCATGAGAGCGAGTATAAACTCTAAAGAGACTATACCTTGCTCCACTGATTCTTTGAGACTGAACGTATGGAGTTCTAGCTACAGAATAACTTGAGTTGCCAGTCCAAGAATTAGCATTTCCATCTGCATCAAAAGATTGAACACCAGATGTAAAATCAAATGTTCCATCTCCTACTGATACAGAAGCGGAAACATATGCTTGAGCTGTAGAAACAGTATACTGTGCATGTGATTGATGCGATTTAAAGTTTTTATACAAATAAACAGGTGCAGTATCCTGACCTGATTTCTGAACCTGTGGATCAGAACTTAATACTTTATCTATATAATCTGCACTAGACGTATTAAATGAAATCGTTTTACTAAACGCTGAGGTATCACTACCACTAACAACAAGATCAAATGAACTCCAATCTCCGTTTGAACCAGAGGAAGTTGCACTTATATCTGCTATTCCATTTAACCCGCCTCTTGACGGTGCAAGAACTGCAACAGTTTTTAAGCCTAACGAACTTGAAAGTTGAAGATTTACAAAATCAGTTCGATATCCACCTATTCCTAATACACGGATAATCGTTACTGAACCAGCACTTCTTAAATATTGCTGTACTGCGTATGGTGTATAATACGATTTAGACATACCACCAAACATTTCTTCAAATTCCGAAAAATTTCTAAGAACTGTTGGAGTAAACGCCGGACCTTTATCAGTTGGGCCAATTATAGCCGCACCAATTTCACTAATTCCTTGAGGAAGAAATGAAAGGTCTC